AGAACGTCAAACAATATAGACACTAACTTTTCAAATGATTACAGAGATGGAATTATTTACGGAACTTTATACAGATTATTAAGAATGCCTAACCGAGAGTGGACCGATATAGGTGCTGCTCAAGAATACTTATTTCAGTTTAACGTAGAAGCTAAACAAGCTGAGCTAAGAGCAAGAAGCGGAGACTTAGGAGTTAAACGAAGAGTTAGGTACAAAGGAATTGGAATGGCCAGGAGGCGCTATGGTAAGTACGGAAGGGAGATCGACTACTGAGTTTATAGAACCAAAACTTACTGACATACGTAGTTGTTGGGACAAAATAAAACCAGGAATAGTTGAAATCTTACGAGAAAACAGTTTTCTTACCTTTATTCCAGAAGATGTTTACAGTGAGTGTGTAAACGAAAGAGCGTTTCTTTACACTTCTCCTGTTGGTTTTTTGGTACTGACTGTTGAAGTAGATCAGTTTACAAAAGACAAGACATTGCTGCTATGGATAGCGTATACTTATGAAAAAGGGGGCCATGAATGGTTGGCCCATAATGACTGGTTTAATGACCTTGCTATGCAAGCCGGTTGTAAGTATCTCGAAGCGAGATCACGAGTGCACGAAATGGCCTCGTACACGGAAACGATAGGATGGGAGTTAGACACACGAATATATAGGAAAAAGGTTATATGAGTAGTAAACCGAAAGCATCAGACTATAAGCCGAGTGAGGCAGAAAAAATTAATGCTGCAGTGGCTAAAGCTGATAAAGAATACTTTGATAAAAGATATAGCCCGCTTTTGCGTGAGATGCGAGATCTTGCAGAGACAGAAAACTATGGTGATTTCGTAGCAGGTAGGGCTCAAGCTGATACTATGCAAGCTCTTACTGCTAAACCTAGTTTAGCTGCTACTAGGTCTGTTGACGCTTCAGCCGATTTAGCCTCTGCTTCCATGGCTCAACAACAAGCTGCTCAAGCACAAGGATTACAAGCCAAAAGAGAAAGACAAGTAGGGGTATTAGGAACTGCTAGAGGACAACAAGCTGATACGACTACAGGACTAGCAAACGCAGCCAGACTAGCGAACACTTCTACTTTAGCGTCTGCTAGAAGAAAACAAGCCATGAGAGAGGCTCGACAAGCTGCAGCCTTTCGATTAGGTGGCACTATGCTGGCACAAGGTTTGCAAAATAGGGCAACTAGCGAGAGTGGCGGGTTTTTTGATGCTAGCGGAAGAACTAACGAAGAAGGAAAAGAAGGACGACCTGGCCTTAGCGCAGGTTTTGAAACTGCGTTTAACCAATTTTTAACAGGATTTTAATGGCTGATTTAGGAAGAATTTCACAATACCAGACAAGTAATCTGCCCCAAGTGTCAGACCCAGAAGCTGTGTACGCTGCTATAACACGAAGAGATTATGACAGGTATATGCGTGATTTTAGACCTTTTGAAGAACGTCTACTAGAAGCTAGAAACGACACTTCTTTGATAGATAGAGCTAGATCAGATTCTGCCAACCAAGCACGTATAGCTGCTGGAGTTAGACAAAGAAACTTAGAAAGGTATGGTGGTGCTGGTCTTAGTGCTGCACAGTTACAAGAACAAGAGCGTGCGCAACAAAGAGCACAGAGTTTAGGCACTGTAGGAGCTATTAATAACGCTAGATTGGCACAAAGAGAAATCAATCAAAGCACACTTGCAGATCTAATAAATATTGGCCAAGGGGTAAATAGAAGTGCTCTGTCTAATATGGGCAACGCAGCTTCTATGGCTAATCAAAGGTATAACGCTTACAAAAACGCAAAGGCACAACATAGTGCACAAATGATGGGTATTGGAGGACAATTAGGTTCCGCTTTATTAGCGGCCTTTATGATTTAATTATGTCACTTAGAGAATCTTTAACAGCTTTTAAACAGGGTATGGGCACTGCCATTACCACGGAAAACATCCGTAGTGCCGCTGTTGCGGGCAATCAATATAGAAGACAAATAACAGATGAAGAAAATGCTGTTGAGTCAAACAAATCTCTAGCACGTTTAACTAATGATAAAACTGGTCTGTTTAAATTAGTAATGAACGAAGACGGCACTTCTGACTACGCAGTTAGAGAAGATTGGAATGAACGCCTACAGTGGCTGGGAAAAAATGGGACTTCAGAGCAACAAGAACAGCTTGCAAAAGATTTAAATATGCCTGGTCTTTTTGGTACCACTCTATCGCAGGATAAAAAAGGAAATCCTGTAAAAAGAGCTTTAAAAAAAATATTTCCTCCTTTGTTTGTAAAAGGGGAGACTCCAACAAGCCAAAGAATAGCCGCTTCTGATAACTCAGGTGTAGTGCCAAAAGATGAAGATTCCTACGTAATACCAGTTGTAACAGAGAACAACCAATTTAGCGTGAAAACAGAACAAGGCACAGACTTAGATGATGATACTAATGCGCTTGCCTTTTCTTCAGAGGAGTTAAGAGCTGCTTTAGAGCTAGTGCCTCAGTATCATCAAATACGAATAAGCCCACAAGCATTTAGAGAGAATCAAGGTCTAGGTCAATTAGCAGAAGGCGGATTTGGCGCTCAAGGTGTAGGCACTAATAATATTACATTTACAGGAAATGATGGTACTACAGCTGTTATAGATAGTGCAGAAATTGTTGCAGCCATAAATGATCCTAACACGCCTACTACTACTGTAGTATCGCTTTTAAAAAAGTATTCTGATAGCACAGAAAGAAAACCACTTGAAAGTTCGGGTGATGACACTATGCTTTCTTCGGATGGCAACACAAAAGGTGGAGGCACGGTTCAACCATCAGGAGACCAGACTCAGACAGAGCCTAGTGCTGTAGCCCCTACCCCTGCTCCTACTCCTGCTCCTACTCCTGCCCCAGAAAAAGAATTTATAGATACTGGAGAAGCACCAGAACCACAATCTGGTAATGTAACGCCTCGTCCTGCACAAAGGTTTAATGAATGGGACAGACAGTTTGCTAGAGACTACAATTTTGATGGAACTCCTAAAATATCAAAAGAACAAGTAGCTGCAGATGCAGCAAAAGCAGAAACTGAGAGAAAAGCAGGCTTAGTTATAAAAGATGCTAGTGACTTTAGACAAAGCCGAGGTTCAGCAAAAAACCCAAGGGTATCGTTTGACAATATTGCCGCACAAGAATATCTAAACGGTTTAGGTATTACCCTTAAAAAAGGCAGAGACGCTCAGAAAGTTCTTGAAGCTTTGAATAGTTTAGAAGCAGGCGAAAGTATCTCAGGCGAACGAATGGGTAGTGCGGGTTTAGGTCAAAGCGTTACTCAATATTTAGTAACAGCTCTAGGTGGTCAAAACTCTGATTTCACAGCAAGCCGAGGTGGAGGCACAAACAAGAGACCAGGAACGTATGATAGCGCTGCTGCTACAGAGTTTATAAGGAGTAAGTTAAACATACCGGGAGCAGGCGCAGTTTCAGAAGTACAAGATGCTGAAGAAGTGGTTGTAAACCCAACAGATGTTGGAGGAGATGATGTAACGGTCAATAATTTTGCAACAAATTTCCCTGAGCTAGTAGGTTTACCTGCTAATGAAGTGCGAAATATAGTGAATGGATATATACAAGACGGGACTCTAGCGGAAAGAGGAAACTTTAGCGCAGAGCAAGTAACTAATGTAAGAAACTTTTTAGAACAAAAAAATATTAACAATGCAGAAGATCTAAAAGATGCTGTAACACGAGGAGAAATAAGAAGCCCGTACGTAACTGCCTTGTCCATTACCTTAGCTTTAGCTGGGCCAGATGGTAAGCTTGCAGGTGGTAGAACTATTGCAGACGAAACTAAAAGGTTAGAAAACTTTATTACTACAGGTATTAGTACTGCTACTGCTCAAGATTTAACAACCTCTATGCAAACACAACAAGCTAGAGATACTGCAAGCTCAAACGCTTTCTTAAACCGTGTAAAAGAACAAAATAGAATAAACGAAGCTTTAAAAACTGAGTTTAATGAATTTACAGCCGATTTTGAGAAAAAAGGTCAACTCGCACGTAAATATTTCGCTCAGATAAAACTTCCACCAGAAGATAGAGATAAGGATTTTGACTCTACATTACGAAGCGCTTATGCAAACTGGGAGTCTGGGTTTGAGGATACTATTAGGCAAATAACTAATAGCTACGGCGGTATTAGGGATGAAGGTTTCCTTGAACTTTGGAGACAAACTGAACGTGGTAAAGCAGGTATCGCTCCTACTCCAAGAGACATGATAAGAGTTCTTATTGAAGCTAACGCGTTCCCTAGTGACCAAGCAACTGCAAATATAAGAGACGCAATGAACCTAAGAGTAGATATAGCTGCAGAGGCTGTATTTAATCGATTAAGCGGAGTAGAAATACCACTTATAGATGGATCTATCTCAGAATGGCTTGCTGACTTTCCTAGAAGAGATGAAGGCGACACTGGTAGTTTGGCACAATTATTTAGAGACAGATTAGTTGTAGTTACGGATGCTAGTGGGAAAATAACTAAAATAGCAGGTAAAGCTAGATCAGGAGGTATTGCTTTCCAAGCTGAGGAAGATGAGTTTATTAATGCGCTAACAGCCGGTGGTATACCGCTTGATCAACTTTCAATACTTATAGAAGAGGTATCTGTAGAAGGGGACCGAGAAATAAGAAACTAATGTTATGGCTTATGACCCTGTTCAAGATTTTACTAAACGCCAACCCGTAGATTTAAGTGGTGATAGGGCGGGCATGTATACTGATGCGCCTGCTTCTAGTGATCTTCAGCCTGGTGTAACTTTTGACCCCGTAGCCCGTTTTAAAGAAGGTATAGATGCTGGGGCATACAACTTAGAAACAAACCGTCAATACTTTGGTGCTTTAGTAAACTCTTTAAGGGGTGACGAAGAAGCTTTACGAAACTCTATTCATCGTGCCTCCATATCACAAGCCGCGTCTTCGGCTTCTAAAACTGTAGACCCAGCCGAACAGTTTCATCAATTTCTAGACGCTCCTGATTTTAAAAGTTTTACTAACGCTGCGTTTGGTTTTGCTGGTGAAATGCTACCTTCAGCGGCAGCTTCAATTACCGCTGCTTTAACAGGAGCAGCCATTGGAGCAGTAGCACCTGTAACCATCCCTGCGGTAGCAGCTTTAGGATCAGCTGGTAAGCTCGCCACTGCTGCTGGAGCTACAGCAGGAAAAAACGTAGCACTGAACTTAGCTAGAAGGGGCAGTGTAAGAGAACTGATAAAGAAGACAATAGAAAAAGCTGCTAAGAAAGAAAAACTAACACCAGATGAAGACAGAGTCATGGATCTTGTCTATCAAACTTATAGAAACTCAGTGCAGGCTAAACGAGCAAAAGTAGGAGGACTTATTGGAGCTGGTTCTCAAGAATACTTACAAGGTGGCGGTACATTCTTTGGTAACTACGCAGAACAAGGTGTAACTGATCCTGTTGCTGCTGTTAAATCATTAGGGCTTGCGGTACCTTTTGCTGCTGTTGGTGTGGGAGCAGAAGCTGCTTTATTCAATGCAGTTACTAACGTTGCAAAACAAGGCACACGTAAAGCACTAGTACAGGAGTTTGGGAAGCCGTTAGCACAAGCTAAAGAACCTGTTAAAAGTAATGTATTGAGAAAAGCTATTGGGGCTACTGCTTTATCTACAGTTGCTGAGGGTGGTGCAGAAGCTGGACAAACTTTAATTGAAGGATTTCAAAAGTTTAGAGGAGGAGTTGGAGGCACTCCTTTAGATGATAAATATACTATAAGCCAACTAAAACTTGATACTTTAACTGCTGCTTTTGCCGGTGCAGCGGGTGGTTTTGGTGTAGGTGGGTCAGGAGCTGCAGTAGGTAGTACTATATCTAAAGCACAAGAGATGCTAACCAATCATAATGAAAAACAAGCGGTAATAGATGCTATCCAAGAAAATATAGACGGCAGGCCTTTTGAAGTCCAACCAGAATCTGCCGAACAAATAGAAGATCAGTTTATAGAGATGATGGACCCTACTAACAAGAAAGATTCTGTGTTTGTTGAGGTTAACAGCTTAACAGAGTTTGAAAAGGTAAGACAAAAATTACAAGATAGGTTCGGCAACAGAATAAAACAATACGATATTTCTATAAGAACTGAGGCCGGTAACGCTGGCGGGGTTCTGTTTAGTACAAACGAACAAAAATTAGAATCCTTTGCTAATGTTATGGAGCTCAATCAGTTTAGTAATGCCTTATTAGATGCACAGCTTGCAAGAGCTTTAGACTACAGTCGTACTAGAGCATTCGATGATACGCATGTAGTCGAAGTAAAAAATGCCAGGGGCAACGCGGTTCATTATCATCAAACAAAAGGTCCTGACACAGAAGAAGGCATCGCACATCTAGAAGCCGCACGTGAGTTATTTAATAACAACCCTAATTACACCTACGAGATTGTAGATGCAGAAACGCATTTGAGAGAAAGAGCCGCTAGAGTAGGCCCTGAAGTCAGAGAGATGCGTGATGATGATATTGATTTTGATGAAACCGCGGATCAAGTTGATCCTTTTGAACAAGGCAGAGATGTATTTGAGTTAACTCCCCCTCGTAGAACAGACGACCCTGTAATACTTAATAGAAACAACCGAGCTTGGACTCCTCCAAACCCTGAATTTGCAAATGACCAAATGCCTAGCCAGGAGCTTATAAATGAAGCTAGGGGTCTTACACAGCCGGAGTTTTTAGCTGAATTTGATGATGCTATAAATAATGATGAATATTCACGGATACTTTTAAAAGCTTTTGTAAACAGAGCTAATAAGTTTGAAGAACGTAATGAGGATGGGACTCTTAAAAACTATAAGATAGAAAAAACTGAAGAGGGGTATGTAATAGGTACTTATGATGTAACACCAGCCCAAGCGGAAAGTTATTCTGACATAGCAAGAGATATTGCTAGGATTATAAGAAACGCTAAAAAAAGAAAAAATGCTAGGCAGAGCCGTTTCCAAATAATAGAGACAGATAAGGATGGTAATGAAGGCCCCCCTGTCGCAGTAGACATGCCCTTTATAGTTAACCAGTTTAGAAACTTAGTAAGAAGAACAGGACTCCAAAGCGACACTGGGGTGGGTGGTAATTTAAGTAGTCTAGCGTCTGCTTTTGCTGACTTTCAAGGCACTTTACTTACTGATTTAGATGGGCAGTTTAAACTACAGTTTAAGTTTGAAGATATAACAGAACAGTCTCTTAGAGACCCTGAAGCTATAGTATACACAGAGGGAAGTAATACTTTTACTCTTTCTCAACTTTTAGAAGGGAGAGCACAAAATATAGAGCAGACACAAAACAAACCAGATTTTATATTAAACATTGAAGACAGGCTTAGAAAAGAACTTGGTCTAAATCCAAGAAATCAAAATGAACTTAGACAAAGACTAAAACAAATTCAAGATAGACAAGGAAAAACAGGAGAACAACAAGGAGACGCTCAAAATATAAGAGACATAGAAACACTTTTAAACGAAGGCACGTTTGATCCTGCAGACGCAGGGCCTCAAACTACAGACCCTACAGGTGGACAAGAAGGAGACCCTATATTTCAAGAACAACTTCCAGAAGACTATTGGAACGCTGAAAGGCAGGCTTATGAGAGACAACCCTTAAATGAAAATTTAAAGAGGGGTAGATACAAAGCTGCTAGCACAGGGAAAGGCGGAATAACTTTTTCTCCGGTTATAAAAGATATCTTCGAGCTTAATGTAGGTTTTATAGTTACTGCGGCTAAGAAAGTTTTGGGTATATCAAAAGACATAAAAGTTTTTAGTGCTACAGAAACCATAGACTTAGGAGACCCTAAACTAAATGAAAGTATAAAAAGACAACAACAACGGGTTATTGATAATGAAAATATAAAAGGCGTGAATGTTCCTTACACTGATTTTGATGTAATAATTTTAGGCATAGGGGCAAATGCTCCTTTAGATTCTCAAGGTTTTTATATCTTAGCTTTAGGACATGAGATAGGACACACATTCTTTAGAGAACAAATAGATAAGAGTCTTTCTAACCCTAAGCTACGAAAAATGCTTATGAAAGAATATGAAGCCGCAAAAGCAGCTAACCCAGAAATAGCTCAATGGCAAGACCCAGAAACAGGGTTTGAAGAGTGGGTCGCTGATAAAGTTGCTTCTTTCTTATTCAACGAACAAGCGGGTAAGTTACTCAAAGCTACAAACTTAGCAGAGTCTTTTATTAAATCTATTGCAAGAAAGCTAAGAAACTTTTGGACCAGTTTAAAACTTAATGCAGAACAAAAAAGTAGAATGGCTAATAGATTCGCATATAGTGAAACTTTTAGAGAATACATGAATGGGTTTACTAATACTATAAGTAATTCTAAAGAGGCAAAAGATATTAACTACGATGAACGTGCACATATAGAAGATACGATAGATCAAGTGTACGGATTAAAAGCAGGTGAAAAAACCTTTAGAAAAATAAACAGAGCTGCTGAAAAAATAGTTAGAACCGGCAAAGTTCCAAATTGGCTTAAAAAACTTTTCTATACTGCCCATGGCTTCCTAGAAGGATTTGGCCCCGTGGGCAAAGAACTAGCAGACTTTTTTCACGTAGTGAGTGGTAATTTAAAAGATACAGGTATGATAAATGAAGCCAACAGGCTAACTAATGAGTACATGCAAAAGTTAGTAAAAGTGTTAAAAATGGATAACGACAAAAAGTTTGGGGAAAGAGAAAGAAAAATAATGCAAGAAGCTGCAGATGAATCAAAAACTGATGAGCAGCTATCAGAAGAAGCAAGAGCAGTTAGAGAGTTTTTACAACAAATGTATAATGATTTTAATTTAAAAGAATACGGCATAGAGTTCAGAAAAAACTTCTTCCCTCGTATTATAGCCATTGCCGAAATAGCCTCTAACTCTACAAAACGTGCGAAACTTATTGAACTTTTAGTAGAAAGAAATAAAGGTAAAACTTTTAGTAGAAGCACATATGATGATAATGGCAATAGAACTGGATCAGAAACATTTCAGTTAACGCCAGAAGAAGCTACTAAAATGGTAGAAGGCCTAATAGGCGAGAATGAAGACGATGTTAACAATACTACCGAGGATGAGAGGAAAGGAAATGAATACAATGTAGGAGCGTTAAAAGAAAGAGCTAAAATGTTTGAAGATTTAGACTCAGTAACATTGTTAAAAGAAGGTTTAATATTACCGCCAGAAGTAGCTATAGTTAGATATATTGGTAAATCTGCGCGTAGGTCAGAGTACGAGAAAAGAGGTGGGCCTAAACGTATAGAAGAACTTATAAATCAATTACCAGAAGAACAAAGAGCACAAGCTAAAGAAGCAGTAAATGCGATGTTAGGTAAAATTAATCCAATAGAGAACGACATTTGGAGACATACTAATAGCACTATTCAAGCGTTGAATGTGCTTACCTTGTTAGGTATGGCTGTCTTTGCTTCTATCCCAGACGCAGCCGGGCCTATTTTACGTACTAGAAACTTTGATTTAAAAGTTATAGGCCGAAACTTATATCAAGCTATAGGTGATAAAAATGAAGGGGCAGAACTTGCTAAATCTATCGGTGTTAATGGCGTACAAGCTGCAGCTACAACTATTCTATACTCTGGTGAGTTAGATAGTGCTTACGATTATTCTAAAAACGTAAGTGATACATGGTTTAGAGTTACTCAGCTAGAACGTTGGACTATCTTTACTAGAAAGTTTGCAGCTGGTATGGGCAGAGATTTCTTACTAAAACACCAGAAAATAGTTGAGAACGGAGTTCCAGGTGACTTTAAAACACTACAATCAAAAAGATTTTTAAAAGAGCTAGGCCTTACTGCAGAGGATGTAAAAGCTTGGGATGGCAAAAATATAGACAATCACCCTAAAATAAAAACAGCTATCGCTAGGTTTGTTGATGAGGCTATCGTTAGACCGAACGCAGCAGAAAGACCTATCTGGGCTTCTGACCCTAATTTTGCTTTAGTGTGGCAACTTAAATCTTTTTACTATGCGTATGGTAAAAATATAGTAGGTGGTTTGTTTAGAGAAGGAGAAACACGATTTGGGCAAGAGAACAGAATATCCGCAGCTGTAGCACCTCTACTATTTGGTGCGGCACTTTTAATGCCTTTGACTATGTTAGGTTGGGACTTAAGAGAGAGATTTAAGATAGGACTATCTTGGCTGTTACCTGGTATATCCCCACAAGATACAGACTATAGGGCCTCTAGATCTATGTCTAGTGGAGAATATTGGTTTGAGATTTTAGACAGATCGGGGGCATTGGGCCCTTATGCACTAACTTTGCCTCTGTTTATGGACGATAAAAGATATGGCAACCCTTTCTTTATTCCTATAGCAGGACCAACTGCAGAAAGAGCTTGGGATATAGTAACTTTAGACACAGACTTTTTTGACTTTGTACCAGCGTACAGTCAGCTAAACACCTCCAAGTTTAACTTGAGAGAAAATTAATATGGTAGAATAAATTATGGCGTATTCAGACACAATCAAATTAGTAGTAGGTGATACTTTACCTGAACTACAGTTTACTCTAAAAGACAGTAACACCGCAGCTAGCGGTCAAACCTTAGACTCCGAAAACAGTGATACGTGGGCCGTAGTCAATCTTACAGGCGACACGGTAAAACTAAGAATACGAGAGGTAGGTAAAACTACTGTCTTATCAACTATAACAGCTACAATAACAAATGCCTCAGCAGGAGAGTGCTCTGTCATCTTTCCTACTGACACCTGGACCGCAGCCGGCACGTTCGAAGGTGAGATAGAAATGACCACAAGTGCAGGTAAAATTCAAACTGTACAAGACTTTGTAAAATTTAAAGTACGTGACGACTTCGATTAATGGCATTTAAAGCTAGTGTAACCTTTGTAAATCTGCAGGCTGTTTTAGAAAAAGCCCCAGAAGTCAGTGACTACGAGAATATAAAAGGGGTTCTACACTTCCAAGGCCTTGCAACAGCTAATTTAATTACTGATGCAGACAGCTTAAACCAGTATTTTACGGCAGATACAGGTTCTCCAAATGCAGAATCGTTCGGGCTAAGTGATCTGCCTGCGATTAGTAGCACGAAAAGTTTTACAGATACACCAACTATTACAGAAGATCTCGCAAATGCTTTTTCTACAAGTTTTTCTGACGCCCCTTCCATATCAGAAAGCCTAGCTAAATCTATAGAGTTTGCACGAGCTTTCTCTGATACGCCTAGCGTGGCTGAAACTCTTGCACATAGCCTGGGTAAAGCCGCAGATGACTCTTTCGGGGCTAGTGATTCTCCTGTGTTTTCTACAAGTAAACCCTTATCAGATACGCCTAGCATAGCAGACGCTGTGTCTAGTCTTGCAGTTGGCCTTAGTCCGTCCGATACGCCAACTGTTAGCGAATCTTTTGCACGAACAGTAACTTTTGCTAGAAGTTTTAGTGATACTTCTACCCTAGATGATGCGGCTTCTGCAGAGGACGATAGCGCAGTGCAGACAGGGATAAACAAAAGTAATACTGTAACTGTCTCAGAGTCAGTTGATATAGCGGAAGGCAAAGGTTTTTCTGATTCTTCATCAGTTAGTGAAGCCATAGCCCTACTGGTATCTCCTGTTTTTGCAGATAGCACTACAATAAGTGAGTCAATTAATGTATCATTATTAAGAAGAGGGGGCCCACTAAACGTGGCTTCCTTGAACAGTGATATGTTAAATGCTTAAGCGAGGTAATTATGTCAAATATAAATGACCAACTAAAAATGAAAGGTAGCTTACAAATTCGTTTAAATGATGAAGTTGTACGTGAAGTTGATAACTTAGTTGTTACCGCTGGAAAAGGATATGTAGCATCCCGAATGAAGTCTGACGCTTCTGGTGGATCTGCAATCATGTCGCACATGGCTATAGGAAGTGGTTCTACTTCTGCTGCCGCTGGCGACACAGCTCTAGGAAGCCAACTTGGTAGGGTAGCCCTAACAAGTACGGGTATTTCTGGCGCAGTTCTTAC